TCTGTAAATCAGTTTGTAAAGAACTTGGAGAAGAACATACTCTTCAAGAACAAATTTCAGCAGGACTTGGAAGGCAAATTGAATTAACATCAAATACGGCTGGTTCTAGAGTAGCTGGTAAACAATTAATTCATGAATATCTACGATGGAAACAGAAGTATATGATTATTAAACAGAGATATGAACAGTATAGTGAAGAACGTGCAATGTGGCTACTTCGTAACAGAGGGATGAAAGAGTATAAGAGTTATATTGATTCATTCTCTGAACAAGAACCAGAAAGAAATATTCCTAAACTTCAGATCTTTAGCTCATGCAAAGTATTAATTGAAGCAATCAAAGCATGCTCTTATGATAAGAAGAAAGTAGAAGATATTGCTGAATTTAGTGGCGATGATCCAATTGATGGACTTCGTTATATGGTAGATGCGGCTGAGAATTACATGACGGTTGCTGAAGCAGAGTTTGTAACTGTTCAGAAGCGTGATGCAATTGTCCAGCGGCTAAATGCAACTCAAGACTGGACAGGATTCTATCGGGATATGCACAGTCTTGATGCTAAAAAAGCTAGACCAGTAACTCTTTTCCATCGTAGGAGATTGGTGAGCTAATGCCACAATCAATTCAGGTTTGTGTACCAACTACAATTACCCAGAACGTTGGATATGCAATGCCAGCTAGAGCTTGTATCATTGCATCATCAGCGGCGCTGGAAGTATCAGTAGATAATTCTACTTATATAGCAATGGCTGTATCAGCAACGAATGCTTCACCACTTGTTGCTTTTCCATTTGTTCGCTGTACTACTGCTAATGCTGTTGTAGTTGTCAAGCCAAACGACTAATCATGGCTGAGCAGCATGATTTAACTACTCCTGTTACTATAACCACAAATAATTATAAATTAACTTTTATGACAATTAATTCGATTGCACAAAGTGTATCATTTAATGTATCAGATAATAATGGGAATGTTATTGGTAAGACATACGATGCAAGTACAACTCCAACTGGAGCAACTGTTATTCATAGTTTAAACACTGGCAATTTCACTGTAACTAGCATGACTAAGACTATCTTACAACGGCTAGCTACTGATGGAGTGATTCCACCTGGTAGTGTTTCTGGTACTCCAGCATGATTAATTGGCTTCACAAACTGTTGAATCCACACTGTCCTCAGTGTAAAGAAGACAGTGAAGATAATAAAGTATGCCAGTCATGTGAAACATTGAAGATGCAACTAGCAATTGCTAATGCTGAAAAGAAGCAAATGCTAGAAGCTTTGCTTGAAAAACCTAAAGATATTATTGAAGTGCAAAAGCCAAAGACTGACGATAAGGAACCTCTTCCAAGAGCAATGTCTTGGAATGTTCGTCGCCAGTTGATGGAAGCTGAAGATAGAAAATCTGCTGAACTTATGCGTAAACAGAGAGAAGAATCAGAGAAGTTAAGGCAGCCCAAAAGTATTAAAGACTTAGAAAAAGAATTGGAGATTTCAGATGTTGAAGCCATCGGGCGGAATGATGAAGAAGTTGTTCAGCCCGGAAAACATGAAGAAGTCAAAGAAGCATCATAATAGTAATAAGGGTAATGTAAAGAGTGGCACTAGTGGTAGGCCAGGAAATAAAGGTATTTTTGCAATGGCAGATAAGAGTGATTAGCCATGCCATATGATCAGGTAATGCACAAGTATAAGCATGGAGAGCTTCGCTCTGGATCTGATAAAGGACCAGTAGTTAAGAATCGTAAGCAGGCTATTGCTATTATGTTATCAGAAAAACGCAAAGCTGATGCTGGTAAAACAGAATATAAATCTAAAAGCTCAGGTCCTTCTGATAAACTAAGAAAAAAGAAGTTAGGATAGCATTTGGTAGGAAGATGAAAAAAGATAAAGCAACAGAAGAAAAAATCTCCAAGCTCTTAAAAATAGTTGCTGATCATTTTGATCAGGAAGATAGAGCTGTCCGTGAAAGACAGTTAAGAGACTGGAGACGGCTTAAACTTCTCTGGGAGGGATTCTCAAGAGTTTGGTATTCTGAAGTTGCTCATGACTGGAGAATTTGGGATGAGAACATTATCAATGCCGATACAGACCAGCAATTTTATGATAAGCCAATCAACATTTTCCGGGCATATCTTGAAAGTATCATTGCAGCTCTATCCATTACTGTACCTGGAATTAAATGCTACCCGGATGATGCAGACAATCCACTGGATTTAATCACTGCCAAAGCTGGAGATAAGATTGCACTTTTAATTTCACGTCATAATAATACTCCTTTGCTTTGGCTTCATGCACTTTACGTTCTTTGCACAGAGGGAATGGTAGCTTGCTATTCTTATCCTAAAGAAGATGAAAAGTATGGAACATATCAAGAAGATCAGTATCAGGATGAAGAACAGCAAGCATATATTTGTCCAAACTGTAATCAGAATGTACCAGATGAAGTTCTTACTAATCGTCTTATGGACGAGTATGAGCCAGGAGATGATGAAGCTGTACTTCATGATGTAATTCAAAATGTAGGACCTATCTGCCCTAATTGTGCATCATTACTAGATCCTAATTTACAGAAATCCAATTTAATTGTAACTAAGTTAGTTGGTACAACAACTAAACCTAAATCAAGAATGTGTCTTGAAGTATATGGTGGATTATATGTAAAGATTCCAGTTTATGCAATGAAGCAAGAAGATATTCCTTACTTAATGTTCTCATATGAAACGCATTATTCTAATGTTTTTGAAAGATATCCAAACTTAAAAAGCAAACTTAGCCCTGCTGGAAAATCTGGATTATCGGCTGGTGGAATGTATGATCCTTATGAACAATGGGCTAGGTTATCTCCTCAGTATCGAGGTGAATATCCTATTAATAATGTCACTGTTCGCAATTGTTGGCTTCGTCCTTCTTCCTTTGAAATACTTAGTGAAGAAAATACTGCACTTTTAAAGAGGCATTTTCCTGATGGAGCCAAAGTTGTATTTATTAATGATATCTATGCTGATAGTGAAAATGAGAATTTAGATGATTGTTGGACTATCATGCAAGATCCGATGGCTGACTTCTTGCATAAACGTCCTCTTGGAGCACAGTTAGTAAATGTTCAAGAAATTACCAGCGATATCATTAGTCTGGCACTTCAGACTATCGAGCATGGTATTTCTCAGACATTTGCTGATCCGGGTGTATTGGATTTTGAGGCGTACAGACAAACTGAAGTACTTCCGGGTGGTGTGTATCCAACTATTTCTAGAACTGGTAAGACAGTCTCAGATGGATTCTTTGAAACAAGAACGGCTACTCTTTCGCAAGAAGTACTCCCATTTTTCCAACAAATTCAAACTTTAGGACAGATGGCATCAGGTGCTCTGCCGTCTTTGTTTGGTGGTCAGCTAGAAGGTAGTAAGACAGCTTCTGAATATTCAATGTCTAGAGCGCAAGCTCTACAGAGACTACAGAATGTCTGGAAGCAGATGACAATGTGGTGGAAAGATGTTTATGGAAAAGTAGTTCCAATGTATATTAAAGAGTTAAAGGAAGATGAACGTTCTGTTGAACAGGACGAACAGGGCAATTTCGTTAATGTATTTGTAAAGATTGCTGAACTCCAAGGCAAGATTGGTCGAGTTGAACTCGAAGCAAATGAGAACCTCCCAATTACTTGGTCACAGCGTAAAGATGTATATATGAAATTACTAGAAGTACAAAATCCTCTAATCATGCAAGCTCTTACTTCACCTGAGAATATCAAGAATCTTGTCGAAGCTATTGGGCTAGATGATTTCATTGTTCCAGGTGAGGAAGATAGACAGAAAGAATATGAAGAAATTCGACTTCTTCTAAACTCAACTCCAATTCCACAGCCGCCCTCTAATGAAGATATTATGATGGCTATGGAGCATGGACAAGAACCTCAGCCAATTGAAGCTCCATCTGTTGAAATCGATTACGATTTAGATAATCATCAATTAGCGGCTGATATTGACAGAACCTGGGCTGTTTCTCCTGCTGGTAGACTTGCAAAAGAAGATAATCCCGAAGGCTATAAGAACGTACTCCTTCATATGAAAGCTCATCTTGAAGCTATTAAGCAGAAGATGCTTGAACAAGCTCAGATGCAAATGATGGCTGCACCTCCAGGTCCAGAAACTCCTGAAAAGCAGCCAGGAAGTAATCAACCGCTAACGGAGAATGCTAATGTCAACACAGAATCCTGATAACGCTGCTGGCACCACAACTGCCATTGAGGATAGAGCACTTGACAAGGAATCTCTAATTGAGTTTCTTGGTGAGGATGATGGAAAAGAACAAGAAACTCTTGAACTGGAAGACCCTGCTAAGAAGGTATCAAAAGATAAGAAGGAAGGAAAAGATAAGGAAGAAGGAGATGAGAAAACAGGAGATGAGAAGGAACTTTCTCTAGAAGAAGAACTAGAGCAGGAACTTGAAGAGCCTGAAGTAGATGATGATCTTGATTTAGTAGCTCCTCCTTCTAGGAGAGAAATTCTTACTAAATATCCCAATGTATTTAAAGACTTTCCACAGCTTGAAAAATCATTATATCGAGATAGGAAATATTCTGAACTTCTTCCAACAATTAAAGATGCACAGGAAGCAGTTAACAAATCTAATCTTCTTGACAAATATGAGAATGAAGTTGTTAATGGTTCTACAGAATCATTCCTTTCTACAATTAGAGATAATGATAAGGAAGCATTCGCTAAAGTAGTCGATAATTATCTACCAAATCTTTTCAAGGTTGACCAGGGAGCATACTGGCATACGATTGGAAACGTGATTAAGCATGCTATTATGTCAATGGTTAAATCTAGTAAAGATAGCGATAACGAAGAGTTAGGTAATGCTGCCGCTGTCATTAATAACTTTATCTTTGGATCAAATCAATTTACCTATCCTTCTACTCTTTCTAAGCAGGAAGTAGTAACGAACGAGTCTAGACAAAAAGAAGATGAAATTTCTAAGCGTGAAAGAGCTTTGATAGAGCGGCAGTTTGCTTCAGCTAGAGATTCTCTTGGAACTACGGTAGATAATATCGTCAAAGCCACAGTCGATAGAGCTATTGATCCTAATAACTCTATGACTGAATATGTTAAAGGTAAAGCTATTCAAGATGTTCTTGAGAGCCTTGAGAGTGCTTTCGAGAGTGATACTAGATTTAGGTCTATCTTTGATAGACTCTGGGAAAATGCATTTGATAAGAATTTTAGCAGCGAGTCTATGGACAGAATTAAAAAAGCCTACTTGTCCAAGGCCAAGACTTTGCTTCCATATCTGATTAGAAAATCTCGTACTGATGCTTTAAAGGGTAATAGACCATTGAGAGATACTGGTGAAACTAAAGATAAAAGAGGTCCATTGCCTGTAGGCAAAAATAGGCCATCCGCGGCCCTCACTAGCGGAAAGGCCACAGGCAATACAACTAAGCAAACAATTCCAAAGGGAATGACAACTTTGGAGTTTCTTAATTCTGACGACTAGTGAGGAAATAGATGGCACTTGTTGAAGCACAGGTTACTGCACTTGAGCTTGAACGAGTCATCCCTAAGATTCGTGTAGCATTTGAGAGGGATGACAAGTTCTTTAGTAATATTAAAAAGAGAGATGTAGAAAAGATTAGTAATAGACAGATGAGAGTTCCACTAGAGCTACGTCCTGGTGGTTCTTTCCAGTATTTCAATCCTGATGGTGGAGACCTTGGTCGTGGTGGTGGTCCCACTTTTGATAAGGCTGTTCTTACTTGCGTATTCGTAAGTGAGAATATTGAATATACCAAGCTAGCTCAGTGGTCTACTGATGATGATCGTAAGTCAATTGTCAATGGAGTAAGGAGACTTACTGCAACGGCACTTGATGAACTTCGTCGCCAGCTAGATGCACAGATGATGCAGGATGGTAGCGGTGTTCTTGGCATTGCTACTGTCTACACTGTTGGTACACCTACTGGTTCAGATACTGTTACACTTACTACTGATGGATTTGGAGCAAGGTTGATGAGATTTGGACAGACTGTCCAGGTCTTTGATACAACTCTTGCTACTCTTAAAGGCTCTGCTGTTATTACCTTCTGGGATGTGGAGAATAAGCAGATTCAGCTTACCCCATCTATTCCAACTGGAGTAGCAACAGATAAGATTGTAGTTAATGGTATCTCAGCACCTACAGCACTTCCTGCTTTGTATGGTGTTCCTTATCATCATTCCAATGCTAGCACTGGCACTTGGCTAGGTTTTAGCCGCGCTACCACTCCTGAGATTCGAGCAAATCGAGTCAATGGTCTTGGTGCCGCTCTTACCCTACCTCTGCCTAGGCTAGCTATTAATAAGATTGGTAACCGTGTTGGGATTGAGAATGATTTCAATCCTAAAGCATGGATGCATCCGGCTCAGAAAGCGGCTTACGAAGAGATTGGTCAGCTAGTTTCGACCATCTTTAAGAAAGCTTCTGAAGAGTCATTGAATATGTATTTTGATGGTATGCAGATGGCTGGTGCTCCAGTCGAATGCTCATTTAACTGGGATAAAACTCGTATTGACTTCGTGACTGATTCAGTCTGGGGTCGTGGTGAGATTCTCCCACTTGGATTCTATACTACTGATGGACGTAATATCTTTGAAATCCGTGGAGCTAGCGGTGGCGTAGCAACTGCTGAAATCTTCTACATGGTTGTAGGAACTCAGACATTTGTTAGCAATCCTGCTGGTTGTGCGTTTATTGATTCATTGGCAGTTCCTTCTGGATATTAAGGAGAAAACATGCCTGCTACAGTCACTGTTACTGGTACTGCTGGAGCCGGACTCACCGTTTCGGCTCTTCAGTTCAGCAACATTACTTCATTCACTATTGATACTGTGAATAACATGATTACTCTAGTTCAGGGTAGTGTGATTATTCCACCTATTAGCATTAACGCAGCTACTACTGTAACCGCAACTAAGAGCGGCAATACCTGGACTCTAACCATTAGCTAATAGGAATCTGGAGGTGGAGGCATGATTCCTGGATATGGTCCTAGCAGACTAAGAGAAGACGTAGTAGCTTCTGCTGCTAGTATTGTAGTTAAAGGAGACCTGATTAGACTTACTGGTTCTACTCAGGTAGATACTATTAATACTCCTGTTAATATGGGGCGAGATGGCGTGCTAATTGCTATCTACGCATCAGACGGAGCAGTTACAGTTAGTGCTGCTGGTAATGTTGCTGTTTCACAATCACTTGCTCAGAACAGACTGTATTTTTATGCATTTAGCACTGTTGCTGGCAAGTGGATTCCACATGGAGTTGTGTAAATGCCTGACCTAAGTTTTCAGGACTTGTCAACAGTCCAGAGTGGATTGCAGCCAAAACCTGTAACACTCGCGTCTGCTGCCACAGTCGTACCTACTGGATTCCTTACATTTATTAGTGGTACTGTTGCTATTGCTAACGTTACACCTCCGGTTAGTGGTTTGGCAACACTAGTGTTCATCTTTACGACGACCACTCCTGTTGCTTTCACTACAACTGGAAACATTAAGAACGTTACTACACCGAAAACTAACTCACCAGTAGTGCTTATCTGGAATCCACTTGAAAACAAGTGGTATACTGGTAGTTTGACTATTACTCCTGCGTAAGATGAACATGCAAGCCACAGTAGACATTTCCAAGGCGTTATCTATCGCTGGGTGGATGAGTCCGAGTGAGCTACTGTGGCTTGCAAATAAAGCTATGGAATGTGAATCTATTATTGAATATGGATCTTATCATGGTAGAAGTACTCGTGCATTAGCTGATAATATTAAACCTAGTGGTAAAATATGGGCAATTGATCCATGGAATGGTGAATATTATTATGATCATACTAACAATGAACTTAATCTTGTCAATACATACGTTCTTCCATTATTTAGACGAAATCTGCGTGATCATATCTATGCAAATCGCGTAGTTCCAGTTCGAGGCTGGTCTTATAGATTTACTCCACCTTATCTTGTAGATATGGTGTTCATTGATGGAGATCATAGACCAGAAGCCGTAGAAAAAGATATTAAGAATGCATTAGCTTCATTACGTTCTGGTGGTATTATTAGCGGTCATGATTACGGCCATCCTGACTGGCCCGGAGTCAAAGAATTTGTAGATAAGATGTTAGGTCCAGTTCAAATTGAGGGAACAATTTGGTGGACTCAATCTGGAGAACATAATGGAAATCGGAGTGGTTGATAACCAAGTTGATGTTTCTAGATTGAGCGTTAGAGTAACGATAGCATTAATGGCTGGAGTAATGATTATTACTTGGGTCATAACAATGTCAGCAGCATATACTGGAGTTCAGCTAGCGTTATCGAAAATTGATAACCGCCAAGATAGAACTGATGATAGGGCTGCCGCTTTAAAAGAGACAGTTGACGAACTTAAAAAGCAAGTTAAATTAGATGGCATGGATATCAGTGATTTCAAGACTAGAATTACTATTCTTGAAGGAGCTGATAGGGCTAGAAGTATCATAGAAAGTAGGAAGAAATGAGCAATGGTGGACGAGCTTGTTGCATTCTTGGTTTGTGCTGTCTTATCGCTGCAATGAAGCAGAGACTAGCACTTAAAGATGAGATCAAAGAGCATTATCCTAATATGTCAGATGAAGA